CACGTCCAAGTGCGTGTCTGGAACTCACCTGACGCTGGTATCGAGAACACATCATGCGTGGACTTCGAGGAGCCTCTGGCTCAATTTCCGAGCGAGTTAATGATCGCGCAAGTGATGTTAGCCGGCTGCTAGGGTTCGTTTTCTCGAGGACACAAATAGACGTAATCGCAGCTATAGTAGCTGAACGCTATGCCGGGCGTCTCACTTCGAATAGGTGGCCCGATGACATCAACACGAAACAAATGGACTTCGACGTCGCCTATTTCGTTGGTCGACATGCGCTAGCCAGGCGGTTCGCAAAGGTGCCGTTGGATTTTGTTTCCAACTTTGAGTGCATCCGAGTGACGTCTCCTAAACTGGAGGAGATCGTCGAGGAAAACTACTCGATTTTTCCAAGTGACACGCTTGTCACGCAGCTGATGTTGGTACTCGATTAATTGGCGCAGACGCCCGAAGGGAAAATAAAAGACGCGGTGCGCCGCGTTCTGTCCCGATACAAAAATTACTCTCATTGGCCGGTCCCCTACGGGTACGGACGAAGTACGCTAGACGCGATTGTTTGCGTCCGCGGCCGGTTTTTAGCTGTCGAAACGAAGGCGCCGGGTAAGACGCCAACACGTCGGCAGAAACAGATCATCGACGAAATTAGACGGGCGGGAGGGACGGTCTTTGTCATCGATGGAGACACGTCAGAACTGGAAGCATGGTTAGAAAATGTTGTTGCCTGTCCAAGTGAGTCCTAAGCACCGCCTAGTCGGGGTGCCGTTCGCCGATAATATCCGCAACCTCTTCCCCGAAGCTAAGCAAGTCGACGTCAGCGGGGCCCCACACCTCCTGGTACCACATCAACCCATCGAAACATTCATGCTTCGGAAGATGGGGTACGACGTCCCGAGCCCGATCTTGACCCACTACGGCTGGGCTGGTGGCAAGCCGTTCGCGTCGCAGAAGAGCACCGCGGCGCTCATGACCATCGAACCACGATCCTATGTCCTCAACGGCATGGGTACGGGTAAGACGAAGAGCGCATTGTGGGCGTGGGATTACCTGCGAAGTAACGGCGTCTGTGGGAAGATGCTGGTCAGCGCGCCCCTTTCGACGCTGAATTTCACTTGGGCGCGCGAGGTGTTCAACACTCTCCCGCATCGCAAATGTGCAGTGCTGCACGGCACCAAGAAGCAGCGTCTGGCGAAGCTGGACGATCCGGACGTCGATATCTTCATCATCAACCACGACGGTCACAAGGTCATCTATGAGGCGCTAGAAGCGCGTCCTGACATCGATACGCTGTGCATCGACGAGCTCGCGGTATTCCGTAACGGGAGCTCTGATCGCACCCGGTCCATGGCGAAGCTCGCCGCCAAGATGAAGTTCTGTTGGGGGATGACGGGGTCGCCGATCCCGAACTCGCCGACGGATGCGTGGGCGGAAGCAAAGATCGTCACGCCTGATCGCGTCCCGAAATACTTCGGAAGGTACCGCGACGAGCTGATGACGAAGGTGACGGCGTTCAAATACGCACCGAAACATGACGCTGTTGAGCGCGCCTACGCCACGCTCCAGCCCGCGGTGCGGTTCACGCTGGATGACGTCGTCGAACTGCCCGAGTGCATCGAGCGCACCGTCGATGTCGAGATGGGGGCGAAACAGGAGAAGATTTACAAGGAGCTGATGAACCAGTGCTACGCAGCCGTCCAATCTCACGAGATTACAGCCGCCAACGCCGGCGCCGTGATGATGAAGCTGCTCCAGGTATCGACTGGCTGGGTGTACTCGAAAGACAAAGCCGTCGTCGCGCTCGACAACACCAAGCGCATCGAGGCGCTCATCGATGCGATCAACGCCACCGATCGCAAGGTGCTGGTGTTCGCTCCGTTCAAGCACGCCCTCGCTGGCATTGCCGACGCGCTTACCTCGGAAGGTATCGACCACGCTGTTGTGTCAGGCGACACGCCGGCGAACACCCGCGCGCAGGTGTTCAACTTGTTCCAGAACACTCAGAAGTATCGCGTCATCGTCGCGCACCCCCAATGCCTCGCTCACGGCATTACGCTGACAGCTGCGGATACGATCATCTGGTTTGCCCCCGTCACGTCGCTTGAGATCTACGATCAAGCGAACCACCGCATCCGTCGTGTCGGTCAGAAGCACAAGCAGCTCGTGCTGCACCTGCAATCGACGCCAGTTGAGAAGAAGATCTACCGGATGCTCCAGACGAAGCAGAAGGTCCAGAACAAGCTCCTCCAGTTGTTCGAGGACCACACTCAGATCACGGCGGAAGCCGCATAACTCACCAAAGGAGAATGAAATGGCACAGCTCACCATGAAGGAAAAAGCCAACGTCTACGAGCGCCTGAAGCCACTGCTGAAGGAAGCCGAGGGCAACACCTGGAAGTACGTCGAAGGCTTCACCGATAAGCGCGCTGCCGAGGTTATCGGCGTCACGCGAATGCAGCTCGTTGGCGTTCGCACTGTGTTTTTCGGTGCGCTTCACAAGGAGAAATCGGACATTCCGTACGTCCGTATCCCCGACATCGTGAAGCGTCTGATGGTGGTCGAGGACGAGCTCGCCCGCCTCAAGAGCGAACTGGGAGCATAAATTGACCGTCGATATCTCAAAGCGGATCGATCAGTACGTCAAGTTGCGCGACCTGATCAAACAGAAGAACGACGCGCATAAAAAAGTAATGGCGCCGTTCAATGAGACACTCGAGCAACTTAACGGCTTACTATTGCAGCACCTGAACGACCTCAACACCAACAGCGCGTCGACCGATAACGGCACGGTTTACCGTACCGAGAAGAAGGCGGCGTCGTTGGCTGATGCTGACGCTTTTATGAAGCACGTCATCGCGACGGGCGACTTCGATCTTCTCGATCGCAAAGCCAACGTCTCCGCGGTGGCGGAATACATCGAGACGAACAATGTCCCACCGCCGGGCGTGAACTTCTCGAGCACGTATGTGGTCGGCGTCCGCCGGTCCAAGTAACCTACCCAAGTAACAGGAGAAAGAATGAACGATATTGTTCCCCAGGGATTCGGTGCGGTGTCTGCCCGATTTGCTGGTGTTCAGGCTGAGAACGATCTGTCGGCGGGCGTGCAGTCCGGCTTCGGTATTCTCGGCTACAAAGGCAAGGTCTGGTCCACTCGCTACCGCGGCACCGAGACGCCGCTGATGCGCCCCGACGGTGACGGTCCGCGGGGTAGCGTCGAGGTAGTGATCCTCCGCGCGTCCGGCCATGTCTCGAAGATCTGGTACGAACACGGCTACGTCGAAGGCTCGACGGCGGCGCCGGACTGCTTCTCGGCGAACGGTGTGACACCCGACGCTGGCTCCAAGAAGCGCCAAGCGGCGACGTGCGCCGCCTGCCCCATGAATGCCTGGGGCTCCCGCATTACCCCGGCGGGTAAGCAGGGCAAGGCGTGCAGCGACTCCAAGCGTCTGGCTGTCGTGCCGCTCGGCGACCTGAAGAACGAGGCCATGGGCGGCGCCATGCTGCTCCGTGTGCCGGCAGCGTCGTTGCGCGAGCTCGCCCAGTTCGGCGAGAAGATGCAGGCCCTCGGGTATCCGTACTATGCGATCGGTACCCGCATCGCATTCGATCCGCAGGAGGCATATCCGAAGTTCCTCTTCAGCGCGATCCGCCCGTTGACGGACGCCGAAGCGGACGCGGTGCTGGCCATGCGCGACCAGCAGCAGATCACGACGCTTCTGGCCGAAGGTTCGGAGAACACGGCATCTCAGCCGCCCCAGGCAGCTCAGGTCGCCGCGGCGTTCGAGCAACCTCCTGTTCAGCCGGCTCCTGTTCAGCCGGCTCCTGTTCAGCCGGCTCCTGTTCAGCCGACTCCTGTTCAGCAGGTTGTGGCGCCGCCTACCGCGCCAGCAGCGCCTACCAACGGCTTCGGTGGTGCTGATCCGGTTACCCCCCAGGTAACCCAGTCGGCTCCAGCGCCAGCTCAGGTCGCCCCAGCCGCTCCGGAGGCTCCTCAGAGCGCCTTCGAGGACGCTCTGGACGCGAAGATGGAAGAGCTCCTCGGCCCCGCCTGATCGCAGCGCTAGGCGGGGTTAGCGCCCCGCCTTCGCCCACCAGACACCCGAGAAGCCAGAAGAATGACCGTCGAATTTGCAAAAGAATATCTGGCCAAGGTTCTAGCCTGGCCAACGGAAGACGGCGCGACAGCGTTCATAAATCTTCACTGGACCATCGATAAGCTCAATCAGCACACAGGCAAGCCGATCTGGACAGGCCGTGCGGTTCGCTCGGTCCAGGAAGCAGCGAACACCCTCGAATGGGCGCTGAAGAACAACGACACGCGTGATGTATACGTCTGCATGTCGTCGCAGCGCTCCGCAATCGAAAAGGTTTCGCGGACTGGGCATAAGTACATGCTTCCGGCGCGTTCGCAGGAGAACGCCGTCGCACTCAAGAGCCTGTTTATCGATCTCGACGCCAAAGGCACAGACAAGAACAGCTACGCCTCTGTCGAGGAAGCGGTCGCTGCACTTGCCGAGTTCATTGGTAAGGTCGGCCTTCCGCGTCCCAGCGCCATCGTGAAGTCGGGCGGTGGCGTCCACGTTTACTGGAGCTGCGACCGCGCACTCACCGTCGATGAATGGCGCCCCCTCGCCTACGCTCTCGCCGAAGCCACGAAGAAGCATGGACTTCGTTGCGATAGTGGCTGCACGATCGACGCTGCGCGTGTGTTGCGCGTTCCCGGCACGTTCAACCATAAGCTCGACATGCCTCGCGCCGTTACACTCGCCGGCGGGCGCACCGGTAGCGACTACAGCGTTGAGCGTCTCGCGCGCGCCCTTGAGCCCTATAAAGTGGTTACCCCGCAAGTAACCAACCCATTGCCGCCACGAGCGCCGCTGACTGGTGTGAGTGACCTCTCCGCAGGCGTCGACATGGGCGCGTCCGCCCCGGCCGATCTGACCAGCGTTGCTATTGAGTGCAGCTTCATTCGCGAAGCGCTCGCAACGAACGGCGCAGCGTTCAGCAACCCGTTGTGGAATTTGACGACGCTCATCTCCACGTTCGCCATCAACGGACGCGCTGAAGCACATCGCATGGCAAGCGCGCATCCTGGCTACACGAAAGAAACCACCGATGAACTCTACGACCGAAAAGAGCGAGAGCGCGCGTCGAAAGGTCTTGGATGGCCTTCGTGTCGTACGATCAGCGCCTCAGGGTGGGCAGGTTGTGCTGGATGCCCACACAGTTCTCAGGGCAAGTCTCCTCTTAACTTTGCCGTTAAGCCTGCGCCGCCGCCACCGGCTTCGTCAAATAGCGCAACGCCACCTTCCGGGGTTGGGGGCCCACTCGTCAGCGATCTTCCAAGCGGATACGAGAGAGCTAGCTCTAACGTGGTTCATCGTATTGTCATCGGAGCTGATGGTACCGCCACACGGGAGCCCATCAGCAGCTATCCTATGTTCGATCCCTGGCTTCAAGTCCACCCTGTATACACGCTGAACTTCAGCACGATCACCGAAGTCGGGCGCCAGACGCAGATCGCCCTTCCCCTGAAAGATGCATCGACAAAAGACGGCTTGAAGAAGGCTCTCTGGCAGCAGGGCTTGCCGCTGCGCGAGCATGAAACAAAAGGAGCAATAGAGTTTATCGTGTCGTGGATTGAGAAGCTGCAAAAGAACAAGAGCAGCGTCGTGTCCTCCGCTCCGTTCGGATGGAGTGTCACGAAGGGCAAGGTCGAGGGCTTCATTTTCGGTGGCAGTATGTGGACGCCCAACGGCGACCGCGGCGCTGCCAACCCCGACCCCGTCATCGCAATGCAGTACCACCCGACGGGCGAGCGCGATCCGTGGCTCAAGGCGGCGAAGATGATTACTTCGCAAGGTAGGCCCGAGCTCGACGCGATCATCGCATCAGCGTTCGCCGCCCCGCTCGTGCGCTTCACCGGTGAGCCGGGCATCCTCATGAGCGCGTACTCCCAGGAGTCGGGCATCGGCAAGACGACAGCGCTGAAAGTCGCGCAGTCCGTGTGGGGTGACCCCATCCGCGCCATGCAGGGGCTCGACGACACGCAAAACAGCGTGTTCGGTAAGATCGGCGAATTGCGTTCGCTCCCGATGTACTGGGACGAGATCAAGACTGACGACCAGCGCAAAAAATTCGTGAAGATGGTGTTCCAGCTTACGAACCGGCGCGAGAAGTCGCGCATGAACGCGTCGGCGTCACAGCGGCTTGCCGGTACGTGGCAGACGATGCTGGTGAGCGCATCCAACGACAGCATCATGGATGAGATCCTGTCACAGACGAAGCAGTCACTTGCCGGCATGTACCGCGTGTTCGAGTACGAGGTCACGCCACCGATGGGCGGTAGCAAGGGTAAAGGGCAGTTGGATCAGGCTGATGCGTCGGCGATCGCCGCGGCGCTCGACGACAACTACGGTCAGATCGGCCTCGAGTACGCCCGTTACCTCGGGGTAAACCATCAAACCATCGCATCCGACGTGGCGTCATTCTACAAGGCCATCGGACAAGAACTTAAGATGGAGAGCGAAGAGCGCTACTGGCGCGTGATGCTCGCTACACTCCTGAAGGGGGCGGAGTATTCGAACACGCTCGGGTTCACGGCGATTGACATTCCATCGCTGAAAAAATTTCTAGCGAGCGTTGTCGGTCGGATGCGTGGCGAGAAGCAGCGCACACCCGTCGACATGCGCAACGCGATGAACGTGTCGAACATTCTCGCGCAGTTCCTCAACACCAACCGCGCGCGTCATACGATCCAGACGAACATCGTCCATACGAAAGTCGGACGTCCACCTGCTGGTACGATCAAAATCCTCAACGATATGTCGCGCGTCGATGCGATCCGCGTCCACGTCGGCGTTGACGACAAGATGATTCGGATGAGCAGCCACGCGCTTACGACTTGGCTGACCGATGAGGGTTATTCGCCACATATGATGGTGCGAGCGTTCGAGGAAGAGTTCGGCGCGAAGCGCGTTCAAGGACGCATTGCGTCCGGTACGCAGTTCGCCGGCGCCAACGAGTACCTGATCCAATTGGATCTGGCTGGTACCCCCCATGTTAACTTTATCGACGAGGCGTGATCGTGTTTGAGATCGAGAAAAATATCCCTGTGCCGGAACGGCTCGAGAGCTATCCGGCTGTCTACCCATTCGATCGGATGGAGGCGGGTGACAGTTTCTTTGTCCCAAACGAGGGAAACGAGACGGGCGTTCAAACTGCTTATCGCGTACGCAACGCGTCGGCGAAATTCCGGAGAAAACACCGGCCGGACTGGCGCTTCTGCACGAAGGCTAAAAGCAACGGCGCACGTATCTGGAGGATGAAATGAAGTTCAGAGCACCGACGACGTCGCGCTACGATCGGAAGAAATACCGCGATGAAGCGCTCGGAATTTGGCACAGCAGATTTGCGTGGCGGCCGGTTGGGATCGACCCGCAGGTCTTCGACGGAATTGCTGTTCCTCGCCATTACGTGTGGCTCGAGCGGTACGAGTGCCGGAAGAGATACGGCGACTGGCTTACTCGGACGTATTCGGATGCGCCGCCACTGAAGGAGATTCTCAATCAAGCGGCGTGGCGCGATATAGAAGAAGCGAAGTATGCCGTTGCCGTAGACACTAACAAATATGCTACTGGGGTCATAACAGCCGGTGCCGTTTCAGTGTCTTCGATACAGGCCACAAAATGAGCCGCACACCTGCGGCGTTCACGCAGGCTGATATCGCCCGCGTCATCCGCGCCGCCAAACAATGTGGCGCCGACACCGTCGAAGTGAAAGCAAAAGACGGGTCGACGCTCGCTGTAATCCGTCTCCGGGGGTCAGAAATGGTTTTTGATACCGGAGACAACATCGTACTGTAATCACCATGTCCAAGCCCCACCTGCTTCACCTGAACAAACAAGTTACCCGGCACGGTAAGACCGTCTGGTATGTCCGTGTCGGTAAGGGACCCCGCGTGCGGCTGCGGGCGTGCTACGGCTCTACAGAGTTTTTTGAAGAATACCGTGCAGCGCTGCGTTTTCAGCCGAAGGTCGAGCGCAAGTCCAAAGCCGTGCGCGGCACGCTTCAATGGCTGTGGGAGCACTATCGCGAGTCGCAAGACTGGAAACAGTTATCGTACGCGACGAAGGGCCAGCGCGAGAATATCATGGTGCATGTGCTCAAGTCCGCCGGGGCTGAGCGCGCCAGCGCGATCACCAAGCGGACCATCCAGGCTGGTATCGACCGGCGAGCTGCTACGCCGTTCCAGGCGAAGAATTTCCTGACGACGATGCGAGAGCTCTTCAAGTGGGCGGTCGACGCGGACCACGTCCGTACGAACCCGACGGATGGCATCCGTGTGAAGAAGCCCAAGTCCGACGGCTTCCCGGTCTGGACCGAAGACGACATTGTGGCGTTCGAGAAGCGATGGCCGCTGGGAACGCGCGAGCGCGTCCTGTTCGATATCTACTGCTACACCGGGCTGCGGCGCGGCGACGCAGCTGCACTCGGGTCGAAGCATGTCACCAACGGCGTGATCACGATCAAGACCGAGAAGACCGGCATGGAGGTATCGTTCCCCGTGCTACCTGCACTCGCGCGATCATTGAAAGCCGGACCGGTCGGCGCCGAGACGTTCATAGCTACCTTGCAAGGTAAGTCCATGACCAAAGAGAGCGTGGGAAACTTCTTCCACGACGCTTGCAAAACTGCCGGTATCCAGAAATCAGCCCACGGGCTGCGTAAGGCGGCAGCGACTCGAGCAGCGGACGAAGGCGCTACCGAGGCAGAGCTCGATGCTGTGTTCGGGTGGACTGGTGGGCGGATGGCGGCGCTCTACACACGCTCCGCGAATCGTCGGCGGCTCGCCAAAAATGCGATGTCCAAACTGGATCGTGCGCCCTCACCTGCTCAAGGTGTGGGGGAAAACATCAACAATAACAACAGTTTGGATGAAAATTGGTGCGCTCGAGAGGATTGAAATTCCTCCGATGACGCAAAGACTTAACACGCCCACACCCTCTTTAGCGCGCATTGAAGCGTAACGGCTTTTTTCAGTCAATCCCTCACGTTTCTTTTACGTTCTCTGAAAGTTACATGAGGGTTACAAGTGGGTTTCGCGGTTCGTTCGCGCTGTGTATAACGCATGTCCTGGAGGATGACATGCAAGCACTCGTCGAAACCATGAAGTCCAACACTTGGGCGCGAATCGGTATCCTACTCGCCCTAATCGCCGTCGCTATGCTGGCCGTTGTGTGGTCAGCGATGACGCCGTCCGGGCGCAGTGCTGCCGCCCTCAAAGCCACATGGTATCTCGGGATGATGTTACCGGCGATCGCGCTCGGGGCGGCATGGGGCTGGATCAGGTTCAGTCTGCGGGCGTGGGGTTGGGCGACGCTATCGCTCGCAATTATAACTGTGGCGATCTACTCGATGGCACCGCCAACTCACGAGGCGGAAAAGACCCAGTCGTCCGGGTCCGTCCCCTATTACGTCGCTCCTAATAAATAAGTCAGCTCCCGCGGCGCCAGCCGCGGTTAGCGTGTTCCGATCGGACGCGCAGGTTACTTCGAGAGTTACCGCCGCCAGACCGCACCGGGCGCTTGTGGTCGACGTCCTTGCCGCGAATCGCAGCCTCACCAAGATCTTTGCGCACCATGGCCCTGGCCTGGTTACGCATTGAGCGCTTCTTGATGTTGCCGGGGCGATGGTTATAGCCCTTCACCTGCCGGGTAACCTGCCCTGGAGTGCGATGCGAACTGGGATCGCGCTTCTCGCCGTTCTCTGCCATCGTCGGTCCTTAATTCAGCAATGTGCCTTCGGGCGCGCACTCATACACGCCATCGTCGCCTTCTTCGGTGAGGTACGCGTCGACGTCCTCAGGATCTGATACCCGCACCAGCGCCACACCACCGAGCTCGCCGAGTTTGTGCTCTGCGGTTGTGGAGTGCTCCATGATGCCGTGAATGAAGCGCTTGGCCTCGTCGGCATCGTTGTCGTCGTAGAGAACGCTGATCTCCATGATCCGGAGCTTCATGTTACCTCACGGGTTACTTGGTGCGAGGACCAGAACGAGCACGGCGGCGCTCTTTTGAATACTCGAGCATGTCGTCTCTCGCCGCTTTCAGGCGCGATGGGATACGGCTCCCATCGTTATCGAGAAAGCGCGTACCCTCGAGCCCCTCATTATAATCGTTGCGTGCCCGCTCGTACTTCATCTTGTCGGTAACATCAGTGAAGTCGGGCCGGTCAGGTACAACAAGACCGCCCTCGGCGAATTTCTGTGTGCGCCGCTTTCCCTTCGATTTACCCTTAGGCTTGCTGCCCTTGTGATACTTGGTCGTAAACATGATCTCCTCACGGGTTATAAGTTTGAGCCACACGATCGAAGATATGACGATCGCGTTTCGTGGTGCGCATCCCGTTCCGCACGGTGCCGTCACTTTCTTCCTTCGTTCGACGCTTTGCCGCTGTGGTCAGATCCTTCATTGAGATCTGTGCATCCTTCGGCTTGCCTCGATTGAACGACTGCACTGCGCGCATTGCGTCGCCCTTCTCTGATGGTTTCGCGGTCACCCAGTCGGCCACCAGTTTGTTGCGCTCCTCGCTCTGCCCCTTCTGCTGCGAGAAATAGGCGCTTCGTTGTGCCGCTGTCTCAGCCTCGCGACGCGGGGTGAAGCCTGCTGCGCGCACCGCCGCCTCGAGTGGCGAGTACGGCGTCATTGTCTCGCGCCCTGTGCCGCTTTTCTTGCCCTCGGACATCGTCCGATACGCCTTGATGGAGTCGGAGGCGAACTTGAGGGGTACCATGAGCTCTGCGGCTTTGCTGAAGTCGCCGGCCGTCAGCGCGTTGGCACCCTTCACCCAGTCGCCTACCAGCGCGACCGGCGCACCAGCCACAGTGTCAAACAGCCAGGACTTCACATCGGCGTTCGTGTTCGAGCGCGGCTCGCCAAACGTCGTCAGCGAATCCAAGCCCACACGCGAGCTCAGGTCGATACCTGCAAGATGCGGCAGGCCGCGGGTCAGGATCTCACCGCCCGTCTTACCGAAGTAGTTGCTGGCGGTTTCGCGGACCTTGTTCTCGACGTCGCTCCAGCCAGTGCTCGTTAGGCCCGCGGCTTGCGCGCCCATGAGCAGATATTTGAATGGCTCCGTCGGTAATCCGAGCGCGCCGGCCATAGCCGTATGCGTCGCCACCAGTCCAGCCAACGTCTTGAGCGCCTCAGCGCGGTCGCCAGCGTTCTCGTTGCGCCACGCCTTACCTACCTGCTGCCCGAGCAGATGGTACATCATCTGACCATATTTCTTGAACTGGAGGCTCAGTTTGGCGACTGGATGATTGAAGATCGGCGCCGCGTTCGTGTTTGAGTAGAGCCCCTGCGTATTGTTCACGCTCTCCTGTGCCGCGCGCATCGCCTTCTCGTGCGACGCACCACGCCCCACTTCCAGGCGATAAGTTGCCAGAGCGGTGACGCTCCGGTTGATCATCTCGATCGCCTGCGGCATCTGGCGGGCCATACCCTCGAGGTAACCGAGCCCGGTGTCCAGCTTGCCCGTCACACCATCGCGCGATTTGATCAGGCGAGAGATCTCCATACCCGCTTCCGGGTCGATGCTCCCGCGCTCCGCGAGATAGTCCAGCATCTCACGCTCTTTGCTGCTCTTCACGCGCGACTTGATGTCGGCGAACAGGTCAGTGGCTTCCGCCTTCTTCACTTTGCGAGCGGTATTCTTCACGCCCTCGCCGACGATATGAAGCGCGGCAATGTCGTTGTATGCCTTGGACATGGCAGTGAAGGACTTCGCCACCCCGTAGCGCGCTGCGAGCGTCGGCATGGTGACCATGGCCGGCTGCATCGAGTTGATGATGTTGAACGCCGGCGAGAACAGCTTGTCCAGGAAGCTCACCGTCATCAGCCGCTTGCCGACAGCATCCCATCCCTTCGCATCATCGAATATGTTCTGCGTATCGAGGCGCTTCACAACTTCATTGGCGATCTGCGAGCGGCCGAGCGAGCGGGTCTTGTCCGCGTCCATACCCACCGTGTCGAGCATTTCCTTCACGGCAGCGTCGATTTGCGGCTGGTGCTCTAACCTTGCGAGGTAACCCGACGTGGATTGCGCAAAGTCCATCGTGTTGCGCGTCAGGTCGCGGCTGGCGCCTTCCACATAGCGGCGCGGCAGGCGATGCGACTGGATGCGCGTGGACCCAAGGAAACGAAGGCTGGTTTCGGCGAGTGTGCGGCGCAGCTCGTGCTGCTGCTCGTTCGACAGATCTTGGAAGCCCTTGCGCTTCTCCAGCGTCGAGACAAGCTGCTGCATCTGATGCGAGAGCATGTCCGGAGCGCGCCCGCGCGACTCGTAACGCTTCGCCTCGACCCCAGCATCCTTAAACCCTCGCGCCTTGAGGTCCGCGGCGAGCTCCTGTGCCTCCTTCGCCGTCTCGACGAAGTCCACATGCTTGTTCTGAACTTCGACCCGGAAGCGGTTCTCGGCGTCGATGTCGTTCGAAGTCACCTTCGTACCATCAGGGAACGTACGCTCACCTGTGTTCTTGTCGACCCACACGCTCCGAATGGTCGGGCGCGTTTCCTGTTGCTCGGCCCAAGCGATCGCGTCTTTACGTGCGTCTTTCCCGCTGAACTCGAACTCGTTAGGTGCGAGAGTGCGGGCGTTTGATGGTGCGGTAATAGGAATCTCGGCACGGACAACGAAGTCGCCGCGGCGCATCAAGGGGAAGTAAGGCCCTTCGATTTTGGCGAGCTCTTTCGCTTCCTTGATGATGTCGAGAACATGCTCGCCCCCAACAAGATCAGCATCAGTATCAAGAGTACGACCCTCGTGAATACGTTGAGCAAGCGCGTCATCGTCGACCCCGAGGAGTTTGAGGATACGGTTTTTGATGATCCCGAGGCTCATCGCGTTCTGGCGGTCAGTGAAGAGCTTCATCGACTCCAGGCGCGCTGCGCGCAAATCTTCTGGCAGTTCGGCGAAGCGCTTCGCCAGCTCAGCATGGCGAGCCTTGCCCCACACACCCTTGAGCGCGTCCTTACCGAGATGGCCTTGTAATGCGAGATCGCGATCGGCGTAGACGCCGGCCATCGTCTCGTCGTGAACGAGACTGGTGAACTTCTGCCACATCGACACACCGTCGGCGCCAACTTGCCGCTCGTACTTCTTCTCGAGGCTGTAGAGGTTGCGGACGACCGGCTCGGTTTTCATCAAGAGATCGGCCGCCTTGACGCGCATCATCTCGACGGCATCCGACGCCTTACGTACCGGGTTGCTGTCACGCCAGTAATTCTTCGCCGCTTGCGCGATCTGGTCGAACGTCATGACGCGCAAACCGATAGGCCCGCGCACCTGCTCCTGGCGCTCGGGGCGGTTCTTCAAGCGTTCAATGGTTTCGCGGGCGGTGTTCTCGAGCCCCTTCAGTGCTTCCGTCCGGAGCTCCGAGTAGATCGGCTGGTCGCTCTGCTTATGCTGGCGCAGACGTAGCGGCTCACCGGTCTGCTGCTCGAAGCGCGCTACCTCCTGTTGGCGCATGTTAATGCGCTCGCTGACGCGCATCACCGCGTCAATCATCGTCGTGCCCTGCGGGACACCCTCGAGCCCCATGATGCGCTGCACGAGGGCGCGCAGTGCGTCCCAAACCGATGCGCGGTTGGTACGTTCGAGTTTCAGGCGCGCGGCGAGCTTATCGCTGACGGGAGTGTTTGCTAGCACTTCCTGGAACTCAGGGTTCGACAGCGCCTCGGCGATAAACTCCTTCGTGTTGGTCAGCGCATAGCGGGAGATCTGGCGCATCTGCGGCGGGGCGTAGCGGGAGAATGCCTCAACCTCACCCATCATCAGACGGACGTTGTTGTTGATGTCCGAGTGCTCGACGATGGCGCGCAGCGTCATCGCGTGGGCGAGCTCATGCAATACGACATGCGCACGCTTGCCTGGATCACGCAGCGCATCTTCGCGCAATGCCACGTTCGCTACGCCGTTCTCGTAGAGCGTGTGAAGCCCGAGCACGCCGGCGCCATCGGGATCGAGAGCGCCATTCGCATCGTTGCGGATTGCCGCCATACCGGCCTTGTCGACAACATGCACGTCGACGTCGCCAACCGTGGCGATAAGCCGACGCTTCATCATCTCGGCGATGGCGCGTGGGATGCCGGCAAGGTGTCCGAGATCGAGCTCGTCCAGCACTTCGCGCGCGGACCGGGTACCCAGCGGGGTAACCGCCTCGCCGGTCGCGTTGTTGCGTGGGACGCGATAGAAACTACGCTCGTCCGTGGACATCGCCGATTGGATCGCCGCGTCTTCCTCGCGGGCGCGCTGTTCAGTCTTGGCGGCTTTCTTCGGCTTGTCGCTGTTCGCCCACGCCTTGAACTCTTCGGGCGACATTTCCTGCATGTCGCCAATGCGCTCGTAGCCGCGCTGATCGGAGAACGCGCGGTCGTACGCCTGCATGGCGTCAGCCCAGCTATCGTAACCGAGCATCGCCTTATGCTCGTCAAAACCGCCAGAGCTCAAATCACGCTGGTCGATGACGAACACTTTTTCGCTCTTGGGGTTCGGCCCCATGTAAACGTCGACCTGGTCGCCGTCGGCGCCTTTGGTGCGCTTCACATAGCCGTAGTGATCCGGCATCTCGACGGACCACTCACGCCCGTCGGGGGATTTACCGCTACGCCGAGAGCCTTTCGGGTTCTCGATAGCGATCTCCATACCGTGCCATTTCACCGAGCCCTTGGCGTAGTTGCCTGCTTCCTTCTGAGCATCCGATGGTGCGGTGTCGGTTTTCTTGGCCGCCTTATCGACAACCTTGGCGCTGGTTGCTTCCGGAGCCTTGGGTTTCGCTTCGGGTTGGGCAATGGCTTCGCGGACACTCGTTTCCAATTTGGCAAGAGTATCCAGCGAAGCCGCGTCTTGTAGAGCGCGCGTCGTACTGTGCGGGATCTTTTGATAATCCGCATCGGACAAACTGTTGACGTACTCGCGGAGCGCGTTGCGCTTCTTGAGCACAGGTACGAAGCCGGGGTGGGTATTATCGCTGATCTCCGAAGAAGGCAGCCGCACGCGGCGCCGCTCGGCGGGCTCGTTTTTAGCCTTCGCCTCAACCTTGGCTTTGGCTTCCGCTACCTTCGGAGGTAATTCTTTCTTCGCCGCGGGCTTCTCTGCGCGATCGACAGCGTTGGTCGCGACTTCGCCGCGGGCTTTAGCCTGGGCGCGCTCGAGCGCCGCCATCGCCTGCTTCTTAGCGTCTTCGGTCAGCTCGACCTTACGGACGGCGGATGCCGGGGCGTTCTCAGAGCCGCTATCGCGCACAGCACCGCGGGCCGACTTTGCTACGGTGGTGACGACAGGTTCTGCCTCTGCACTGGCGCCGGCCTCCATCGCGCCGCGGAGCTCGACGTCGCCCTGCTCGCGGCGCTTGGCGATGTCGCCCGCGACCTTGCGACCCTCGCGGAGCACGGAGAAGTCGCCATTCTTGGCGGCGCGCTCGTTGACGAGAAACTCGCTGACCGCCTCCTGTGCCTTCTTACCGACGAACGACTTCTGGCCGAGCTTCTTGTGGAGGTCTTTCGCAGCGCGAAGGTAGACGACGTGATCCGGCGTACCCTCGTATCCGACCTTCGTTGGGATCTTGATCCCGGCCTCGGTTGCGGCGTCGAGCATCGAGCCGAGACGCGCGCGCAGGGTGGCGCGGCCTTCGGCGGTCGTCGGAAAATCAGCCTTCTCCGGAACGTGTTCGTCGAAGATTTTCTTCGCGTTATCAGCCGACAGTTCGCGGGCTTCGCGCTCTTTCTTCGTCCAGTGCTTGCCCTTCGGAGCCTCGGGCGCAGCCTCTTTCTCGGCTGTGACGATGTTCTTGGCGATCTGTTCGTTGGCGGCGCGAGTATTCGCTTCCGCCTGCTTCGCCATCTCGCCGGCGATCGGCTTCAACACACGGCCGGACGCCTTAGGCGGCTGAGGAGCAACCTCGACCTGGACAGGCTTCGGCGTCGTGTCGACAACAGGTGCGGGCGGCTCTACAGCGGTCGGCTCCGTGCCAGGGACTGGCCGGGTTACTTCCGGAGTAACCTCCTGCTGGACACGTTGGGCGGCAGCAGTGACATCTGGAGGGACCGGGGCGGCGGGCTGAGGCGGTGTCTCTGGAGCGATCGCTTCGGGATTCGCAGCCAGCCGCCGAGACGCCTGCACCACTTCGGGCGGGATCTCGGGTGTTGGCACCTCAGGCATTTGCCGCGGCATGGGCTGCTGAAGGTCAGCGATTGCCTCCGCTTCCGCCGGCGACGGTTTACCGGGTTCGACGATCTCGACCGGTGCTTTGTCCGCGCCCTTCTTCTTGGCGCGGAGCTTTTGCTTTATCGCTTCGCCTTTGGCGCCTTGTGGCGGGGTGGCTTCTGACGCGACACCGCTTCCTTGCGCAGTCCCAGCCTGCCCTTCGGCTGCGACGGGCGTAGGCGCGGCTTCCACGTCAGATGCGTCTCGTCCACTTCCTTGTTCTTGACCTTCGGTAGCGCTCGTTTCATCTGGATTTACCTTCTCGGATCGTGCCCCACGGCGGCCAGTCGCTGCACCGGCGACGGCGCCCATCGCGCCACCAATAACTCCGGGCTCGAGCACGGCGTTGACCAGCGCATCCTTGTCGAGGTCCTTCTTCAGGCCGGCATCGATCTGCGTCTGCTGAACGGTGTAGTTTTCAACGCCGCCTTGCAGGGCGCCGCCGGCGGCTCCTTCCGCCGCTCCCGCCCCCGCGCGACCGAGCACACCGGCTTCTTGCGCCAGGCCGACAGCGCCGCGGCCGGAAATCGCACCGGCGATCTTCGCGCCCGGACCAAGCACACCGCCGACGGCGCCGGCGATGGCGTTGATCAGCTCTCGGTTGCCTGTGATCTCTTCCTTGAGGTCTTGGCGCGCGTCTTCTTCGCTCATCCCCATCGAGCGAAGTGTGTCGTACCACTCGTTCTTACGGAGGTCGGCGTCGGACGCCTTGTCGAGTATCTTGTCGATCTCGTTGTCAAACGAGCCGGCGCCCATCGCGCCGCCGATCAGCGCAGCGCCGACCGGGCCACCGGAGAACACCATCGCGGCAACCGGGCCGATATAGCCCGTCGCTTTGAGCATCGCGGCGCTGGCCGGATGCTCCCAAAAGTCCTTGCTGGTGATGGCCGCTTCTACACGCTTGCGGCCAGCTTCAGTCTGCGACGCGCCTAACGCCTCGGTAGCGGAGTTCGCCTTCTCCTGGAGCCACGTCGCGAAGTCGTTCGCAACTTGGCCTTCGGTTGTCTTCGAATCTTCAGTGTATTTACGTGCAAGAGACGCGGCTGGAGCGACGACACCAGCGGTTACGCCAGACCCAAGACTTTTTGCGTAGTCGCCCCACGTAGGTTCGGTGTTCTCTTCCGGTACTACGTAGTACGGGATATCACTTGCCATTATCTGCGTCGCGCTTCCTTACGAGCTCAGCACGCTTCTTCGCCATGAAGTCGCGGTCCTGTGTCTGGTCCGCTTCGTCCATATCGCCGATAGCCTTCTTGTTGCGATCTCGAAGGTCACTGACGTACTCGCCGGCGGCACCGATCGCGCCCATGATTTTATCGCCGACGCCGTCGAGCATTCCTGGCTTGGAACTCTCTTCGGTGTGCTTCCGAAGCGCAGCGATTTTCTCCGCACGAGTGGACGCCAGAACGGCAAAGTCGTCGGCGGGGACAAACACGTCCCGCTTCTTACCGAATTTCACGAGATAGCCGCCGTCGGCTTTCTTCACCGTGAATCCCTGCTCGTCCGGCTTCTTCGGATCAGGCGAGGCCAGGCGCATCGACGCTTCAATTGCCTCGTCGGGCGTAAGCCCGTTGTTACGAGGATCAGAGAACATGCGGGAGCTGCTGCCAACGATCATGCGCTGTTCGTTTGCTGGGAGGGACGGCTCCCCGCTTTTTTCGTCCTTCGGAGCAACGCGCGTGTACGCGTCGTCGATCATTCCGAGCATGTCTTTTCGATCGCGCACCTTCATCGTCGGTGCAGCGTTCGGATCAACCGCGCCCTTCTTCGAAGACCGCTGGCCAGCGACATCGAGGAGAAACTTATCGAAGCCTTGCGTGGCAACGCTCATCGCTTGCGCGGCGAGCTGATCGGGTGTTGCGATGCCTCCGGTGATCGTCTTACCGGTCTGCTGATCGACGATGGAATACTGGATCTTGCCGTCCTCGCCCATCTGGACCTTGAGGTCGCGTCCGTCCGGAATGCTGGCGTAGCTCTTCACCGCGGCCTTCACCGCGCCGTTGATATCGCCATGTTCGGCGGCGGCGGCGGAAATCGCGGCATATCGCTGCGAAGCAACGCGCAGATGTTGAAGCATCTGGAACGCCGCCTTCTGAGCGCCGACCGTGTCGTTCTTCGACATCTTGAACTGCCAGATGGCGCCAAGCGCGGACAAGTTGCGCTCGCTGTCCGTGAGACGATGCTGTGGATCGATCTTCTGATAGACCATCTGCATTTCTTGCGGCGTCACGGCATCCTGACCACGCGTATACGCCTGGAGCGCCCGCTGACGGGCGGGCGTCATAACCGCGCCTGACTGGCCGAGCTGTGCTGTGCCATATCGCAGGCCGGCGGCTACGGCATCGCTGGCGGCGTCGACACTGTATTTCGGGCGAGCCTGGGACGAGAAGTCAGTATCCGCCCCACCAATCGCTGGAACGGCTTCTTCATCATCGAGATCGTCGTCCTCGACCAAGCCACCATCGGCGAACTTCTGGATCAGCCCGCCCTTAGCTGCGGCGGCTGTTGGCTGAAGTTCGTCGTCTTCATCAGGCTCGAGCGCTGACTGTGGGCCTATCGCCGGTTGGGTTACCTGGGGGGTAACCGGAATGGCGGCGCCGTAGCCCTGCGCACCGGGAAGGACCGGAGCTTCGATAGGTCCAGCACCGATCGCCGGCTGGCTCAACGCCTTAATCTTCGCGCCGTACAACGCGCCGCGCTGGCCCAACAACTTAATTTGGGCCTTCGTCGCCTCGTTCTTTAGGCGCTTGCCCTCTTTCTCGATGTCGTGGCTCTCGGTGTCGCTGTTCGCATCCTCGAGCTTCTGCGACTGGGCGCTGTAGTAACGTCTCATCGCCTTCTTGTATTCGGCGTCATCGAGGGTTTTGTAAGTCTTCTCGGCGGTGCCGAAGAAGTCTTTCATTTCTTGCGCGAAGCCCATTACGCTGCTGCTCCCATCGGAATGGCGCCGGGGCGCGATTGCACGGCGGGTTGTTCAGGCGGGGCATTGCCGATGGCGGGTTTCGCCGCGGCGCCCTGCTTCGCCTGGCGCGACTGGTTGATCAGCTTCTGGAAGAATTCCTCGCCCTTCCACGACGCCACATCTCGCGGCACAATGAACTCGCCGGCGGTCAATCGCGCTGGGACATCGTCGACGGCTTGGCCGGCGGATGGCGACACGCCCATCGGGATAGCGCCGCCCTGCGTTGGCGCGTTGTCGTTCGTCGGGATCGCTTCAGGTACGTCGCCACCTTCAGCGAACCCGAAGAACTTCGCACCGATGCCCAAGGCGCCGCCGAGCAACGACCCGATACCAGACGATGCGCTCTGGTCGGCTTTGAACTGAGCGAGCTGGTTCTGGTAGCCGGTGTTGAGGGCGTTGCCCCAGCCGGCGATCGCCGAATTTCCGAGCCCCTGATATTGCGTATTGGTGCCCATCGTGCTGGCGCCGCTGGCGGTACCAGAGAGATCGCTGTTCACCGCACCGGTGCCAGAACTGTTCGCTACGCCTGACGTCGCCACCGACTGAGCCGGAAGGCCGTTGCCCATGTTGATGGCGTTGGCGCGAAGAGCGAGACCAGTCTGTTCAGTGTTGCGTGCCGCTTGAGTGCCAGCGGCGGCTTTCGCCGCGGCCTCCTGTGCGCGTACGCCAGTGTCGAGAGCGGCGAAGCGCGTGCTACCCGGATTGATACCGAACGACTCGAGCTGTTGCGTAGCGGCTTGACGGGCGGCGTCGTACTGCTTGGCGACGTTAGCCTGCGCGGCGCCCATCTCCTGGTCGCGACGTTCGGGCGTGTCATACGCTTCAGCGTCGGCGAGATAGCGATCCTGCGCCGGTTGGAAGACGTTCTTGTAGCGGTCGTAGTACTCTTGCGAGCGCTGGTCGTTCGCATCCTGAGAGCTCAGTAGAGAGTCAACGACCTTGTCGACGGTGCCCTGATTTTGCGCGAACTGATCCTTAGCCCAAGCGAGCTGCTCTTGGCCGAGCTGGTAATTCAAACGTGCAGCTTCTTGAGAGGCTGCGGCCACGCCGCTCATATCTGGCGGCGGCGGTGCCGAATTTTTACTTCCCACTCTTTTCTCGCATTTGAAGCCAGCGACAATCTTCGCGCCGCATCGACATCACGATCAGATCGCCATCGGAAAATATGTCTGCAATGCGCGCCTCCTCTTTGAACCCCAGCTTACGGTCGAACGCAATTGCTTTATGGTTTCCTGAATGTATCTGTCCGACGAGCTTCTTCACCCCTAATTGCTCGAATGGATAGTTAAACGTGATCCAAAGCATGTCACGATTAATCCAATGTGGATCAAAGCCGGCAACGTGAATACCAATACTGGCACCAGTGAAATTCTGAAAAATTACCCCACCAAGTAACTTCCCGTTCTCAATACGGCAGATCACATGGTCGCAGGCGGGGTTGAAGATGCACCCCGCCGCAGCAGCGATTGTGTGGGCGTGGGTGAAGTTACCAACCGTGATCACGCCGTCACCACGGATCGCTCGTTTCATAAATGAACGAACCCAGCATCGTGAAATTCTGGCCGATTGCGATGTCTGGCGCCCCCACCGTCGTCCAGGCGATACCGAAACCAGATGCCGCGATGTTCGCATATTTCTGAGTGTCGATGGGGTACAAGTTTGCAGTGCCCGTTTTGGTAATCACGCCGTAGCTATCGATGATGATATCGCTAGGCCACGGCGCTCCCTTGACCGTGAATGGCAAGCTGATGCGGAAGTTACCGGCCGCCGTCGTATGCCCGATTACGGTCCGCAGCGCGAACTTACCGAAAACCATATTTCCCATGCGCAACCACGAGCCATTCTGGATGTTGTAATTAACAGCCAGATCGCCGTGGGTGTCGAAATCGATGGTGGGGGAATAAGCTCCACTTTTTACGTTACCGGCGAATGGGCTCTTTGCAGCATTTCCGAGCGTTGCTTCGTAGAGCATTCGAGCTGCGGCATCGTAGCCCGCCGTCGACATATGCGGGATCGGATTCCAGAACGCACCTTGCAATGTGGATGTATCAACGAACGTGCGTGTCTGATACTCGGCCACACACCATTCTTGCATCCATCGCGAATACTTCGGAAACGCTGGATCGTAAGGATTATAGCCCATGCAATAGATCGGAGTTTCCCACGGAAACCACGAAAAGGCACGCATCTGCGAATGAAAATAATCCCAGAGCCCCTTGAAGAAGGCTTCACTGTCTGCATCGTATGCGTTGCTTTCGCCAACCCACGCATGAATGTTGTCAATCTTGGTTTTTCCGATTGTAGACAGCGCCGTCGAGACGTTCTGAGTTAGGGATTGATACATATTGAAAAAACCGGCCCCGGTTTTTTGGAAAGTATCAACCCACTGTTCTACGGGGTTCGAACCGACAGCATTGATTACGACATAGTAGTTTGTAAGCGGATTTTTCCATGCTTTTAGTGCCGCTGCCGTCCATGCCCATCCGTGTCGTGGCGCATCTACAGCAGGGACAAATCCAATTCCAACATCGATGCCCGTTGCCGAGCCGTTAATGCCGAGCGAGTTCCAAATAAACAAGTTCGGCGGGACAACAAGTGATGGGTCGTCGGTATATGCAGCAGCATTCGATTGGCCGAAATACACATCAAACACCGTCCGCGTCCCGTCGCGCAGCGGGGTTAGCGCCGAGGATGCATTTGCCGCTTTGAACACGGCGCGTCCGATCGTGCTCCCACCGAGATTGACTAATGCCGTGTCCTTGTTCTGCAATTCGGACAGATTGTTCACCGACGACATATCGCCGGCACCGGGGTCGCCGCGCGGGATCGCGATGTCGAACACTGCGGCGCCCGTCGTACCGACATTCGTAACAGACGCGTTCGAACCAGGAGCGCCCGTTGTCACGGTTCCGACTGCAATAGTCGCAGGGTCTCCCTTATCACCCTTGGCGGCAAGCAGCATCCAGTTCGCATTCGGCGGCTGGCTGTTCGTGTTCGCGGCGGTCGCCATATAGGAACTTCCGCTCAAAGACACGACGTCATTCACGGCGTAGGTAGTCGCGCTACTCCACGCTCCACGCGGGTTAACGCCTTTGTAGACACCAACCGACACCCATGCCCCGCCATATTTCAGCCAGAGCTCGCCGCTTGTTGCTTTGAACGCATACTGTCCGTCATCACCCAACGATGGGTCGGGAGTAGTCTCCGTAGGCGAGACGAAATAGTAGAAACCCTCGGTGTTGAGCGCTTGCACCTGCTTCTTAAGGTCGAGTGCCAATTGCACGTCGCTGAATCGCTGCGACGACGTCTGATAGATCGTGTAGGTGACGCCGGCTTGTGCCGCGCCAGTCCATGCTGGAATGGTGAGGTGCGTAGTATCCGTGACGTTCGTAACGATTGTTGGCGCTGACGTACCAATTACGATCGTGTCGCCTGGAACGGCATTCAGCCCTGACCACACGGTACCAACGCCGGTCACTGTGGTCCCACCGACCGACACCGAGGCGGTGCCCGTCGAGTAGGTAGGAAGCGTCAACTCAATCGTTCTCCATCAGGCTAGTGTTTGGTGGTTATATGGTGTGATGGTTGCCTATAGGTCTCCCAGGCCGCTCAAAATCGTCTCGAGCTCGCTGGGGGTCTTTGCGGCGTCGATCGCTAGAAGCGCTGTTTGGCGATTGAGTTCGCGAGCGTCGGCAAGCGTTGCTGGGTCGGGTTTCGAGAGGATCAGGTCGGCGAGTTGGGCGGGGCTGATCCCGCGCAGTTCCGCTTCCTTGGCGATTGCCATCCCAGCCCAATCGCCCGCCTTCACGCCGCGTGCAATCTCACGTTTTCGCTTCCATGCGGCTTCCTGCATTGCTACCGATGCGGCAAGCGCCACGAAATGCGCGTTGACCGCCGCCACTGCGGCAGCTTTCCGTTCCGGAAACGGATCGAGCAACACTCTCATTTCGCCACCACCGTTAGATTGGCCGGAAGATACCCAGCGCACGTCGCCGATACGAAATATGTCGCGGGTGACGCCGACGTGATCTCCAGCGACTCCTTACCGATCACGTTGGCGAACTGAGGCTTGCCGTCGCACAGGATCGAGATAGCCGCACCTTCGGGGATACCGCTTACCGTCGCGACATCCTTCCCGTCCGCAACGATCTCGACTTTATCGACCGTGAGCGCCATAGGCTGCTTTTCAATCAGCGTCTTTGTCGCGACATCGACATAGAACTTGTGCGGGTCGATCATCGATCGCTGCGATACGAATAGCCATTTCTGGCCGTGCTTATCCAGTACATTCGGGCCATAACTTTCATCTGGCCCGAGGATCGTTTGAGTGATCGCGCCTGTGTCATTATAGACGACGTACATTATCGGGGCTCCAAGATGAGATACTTGATGGTCACGGGGTTGTAGCAATTGGTGATGAACTCGACGTGATCCGAGAATATGCGCGGAACGAAGCGAGCCGATGCAAACGTGAAATCTGTATCGCCTTTTTGAAGGTTTGGTGCTGTTCGAGTTGATCGCCGGATACCGTGTGAACCGTAAGTCGGATCGGTATTCGCCGTATTACCCGTCTGGTCCTTCGGCCTTTCGCAAATGTAGGTGTGCCAGGCACTATTCAGATAACTCAATTGAGCCGCCAGATCGTAAGTTGGCACCGGCCACGACGACGCGCTTGCAATTGCTGCAACGTAGGGTGCCGCGATCGTCGACCCATAATAAACCGACGTCGTCGTTGCCTTAGCGCCGGGCATCTGTGGGATGTCGGTGTCGTTTGGAGCCCAACCACTTAGCGGGTATGCGACGACGCTACCGAATGCGACGAGGCGCGGAATCGCCACATCCGTCGAGAAAGCAAGGTCCAACGCACCGGCAGTCTTAACATCCACGCCCGGATTGGAAACAAAGAACCCCTGGACTCCAGTGATCGGATGCTTGAACAGTATCCAACGGTCTGTAGACATTAGTACCTCGCCCTGAGCACGGAATAGAATGCCCAAATGTCGATGGTGTACGTGTCAGACCAGCTGCGTGGTGGGTTGACGTAATTCAGATAGAGCGAGCCGCCTGACACTACCGCCTGAAGATCGTCAAGCTGCGTCATCCCGTCGTAAACCTGCTCAGTGGTAAACGGTGACGGGATCGCCGCCAGGAACTGATAGGACATCTCAAATCCAACAGCGAGCCGTGAAGCCCCGCCGACCGACAGAGAGACTGTCTTGATAATGTTACCGGTGCCACCCTCACCATGCCCGTAGAGTAGGACGGGACCAGATTGCAGCGGCTGCATTCCGAGTTTCGACGTATCGAAAAGCATGTTGCCGCTGGACGCCGTGGTGACGTCATAACCCGGCTTCGCAATCCAGCACCCAAAAGACGGCGCGCGCTTACCAAACTGCGTCTGCCAAGTCATCAGCCTATTGCCCAGACGATATAATGGTAATAGATGCCGTTCGGATTGTAGTAACTCGTCGTCGAATAGAACGGGTTCGTATAAGCGACCACGCTAAGACTTGACGATGTGACGATTCCGATTGCGGGAATCCACGTTCGTCCGTCAGCAATCAATCCACTCGGGTCTGGCATTCGGAAGACACCGTCAGAACCTTGGAGATAACTACCGTCCCATCGCTTGATCTGGACCAGCGGCACATAACCGAGCGTGTCGAAGTAAACGGGCGCTCCCCCACACTGGATTAGACCGCTCGCAACCGCCGCGCCGAGATAAGGCAGGCGGGAGTCAAACGAAATATTGGCAGAGCCGAACGGCTCGCTGACGACGTCGTATGGCGGCTTCGATACGCGAAGCACCTGGCCAAGACCGGGCACGTTTCCATAAGCAACGCGCGCCATCAGTCGGACCCCAGCATATAACCAGCGTCCAGATTCCAGTAAGTCTTCCCGTCCGTACTCTGGATGATACCCGCCGTCATCGTGCCAAAACTTCCAAAGAGCGCGCTGACGTTCGTACTAACCATGTTACGAGCTACGATTGCGCCGTCGGCGATCATGTCACCGCGTAGCGCGAGCTTTGCCGTCCCACCAACTGTTGAAATACCGAACACCGGTACCGCCCCGCCGCCACCGGTACCTGGGAAAGCAACTTGAAATGTCGGAGCGGTAACAATAAAGCCACTACTCGCCGGTGATCCGCCGTTGATGATCTGGTAGCCCGTGGCATATCCGTTTACGTCGAGCTTCACCGCGTACTGAGCAGCAGCGTACCCGTTGAGCGTTGTAATGGCACTCGCATTCGTTGACACGGTCGCCCTTAATGCGCCGCCGACACCATTGTCCCCTATCTGCGCGACTACGTTCGTTTCGAGGTCGGCGACACTTGTATCCAACGTAGAGAGCGCTGACTGGGTCGTTTGGATACTCGCCGTATTGTCGGCGACGTCCGCCTCAACGGTATCGATGCGCACAGCCATCGCTGCATCAGCGGCGGCGGCGGTCGTCTGTACAGTTTCGATGAGCGCTTTATTTGACCCATAAAGCGACACCTGCTGAGATCGCACTTCCTTCTTGTCGATGAAACTTCGTCCGAGCGCCTGTTGCACCGCCGAAGCCAGTTCGGCGATCTGACGGTTGAGGTCGTAGTAGCGCTGGTCGAGGATGGTCGTAACCTGCTCGCGCACACCAACGTCGATCGTGTTCGTTCCAAACGTCGCGGAAGGCGTCGTGACAGTCGCCCAGTCGGACCACTGTTGCTCGCCAGCGGCGTCCGACACGTACTGCACGGACACCTCGTATTCCGTTTCCGGAAGTATCGACTGCGTGATCGTCAGCTCATTCGTACCCGATTGGTTGAAGTACGAAGAAGTCACCGGCGAATGGTCGGAGACGAGCTGCACTTTCGCGCGCAGCCCCTGCACACCAGCAACGCCGCCAGCCCACGTCACCTTGATCGCTGGGATGCGAGCGACGCCCGCATCGTCATAGAGAGCGATACCCTCGACGGTCCATCCCTGAACCTGTTGCGGCGCTCTGTACGGCGATGGCTTGTAAAGCGCGGCGTCACGAGTGATGAGCCCGAGATCGGCGAGATCCCCGCGGGTAATTGCTCGCGTCAAAGGATCGCCGAGCTGCCCAGTGAGCATCTCGACATCCTGCTTCAGCGCGAGCACAGCATCGCGTAGGCTTTCCGGCGCTAGGTTTGGTGAAGGAATGGCTGGGTATTTTGCCATGTCACACCTTCACCAGTTCTTTAACGCTGGTCGCCATCTGGAATGAATAGATGGTCGACGACACCGACTCGAATCTGACTTGCCAGAAGTCCGCCTTGAACCCCGACGGCATACGAATGAGCGCAGCGGACGTGACGAGGTCGCGCGTCAGTTTCAGAACGCCGTCGGCGTACACTTTAATCGTTCCGATCGACGCACCAGGCGTAGCCGACTCTTTGAAGTACACACGGATTGCGGCGAGGTTTTTCTTGTCCGGTACCTGAAAATTCTTGGACACCCAGGTGTAGAGCTCGCGCGTAGGCGCGGCGTCCGCCAGGTCGAGACGGTACAGTTTGTTACCGCGGACGAACAGCGGATCGTTCGACCACGAGTCATTGAACACGTTTGCCACGTTGGCCGGGGCGACCAGTTCGTTATATGCGATGCGCTGGTTTGTCAGGTCGATGATCGACCCGGACGTCGTATCCTTCTCCCAACCGTAAAATGCGCTCGACAGTTTCGTGGCACGGAGCTTCGCCGGCGCTACGGTCGCATTCCAGCCGTCCTTGAGAAACAGCCCCTGAGTGACGTTCGACGCCACACCGTTTGCCACCAACACGAGGCCGTTCGGAGATGCGTAGTACACCCCTTCCGGCGCGGACACGATCGATCCTCGCGAGAGACAAGGCTCGAACGAAGAGATCTTCGAAAGCGTAATGGCGCCGGGATTGATGCCCGTCGCCGTGACCGGGTAGCCCGCGGTACAGATCACAAGCGTCTGGTTGATCACCCCGAGCCCGATGACCGGATACTCTACTGCTACGGCGTATTTCGCCGGCCACGCGTGGGGGCGGTACGGCTCGCAAAACCATACTTCGGACCCCAGCCACCCCGCGATCATACCGTTCGGCATGGTGACCCAGCCCTGGAGGCCGGCGGGTGGCGCTGACCAATCGGTCGATGAGATAATGGCGTTGCCGGAAATCGTGCTGTCTGGAGCGTTGTCGTTGAACAGCGTCGTGGCGACGTCTCGTTCTGCAACGAAGTAATACGTGGCTGTGCCATCCACCGCGGTGACCGTTCGGTAGATGCGAACCTTCGTGATATTTTTGTCCGTCGTATAGCCGGCGGGGAGCACAGGGAGCGTCAGCGCCCATGTGTCATCCTGTAGCCCGTCGTGGACGACTGGAGGGCTCGGCGGCCCTTCCTCGTTGAACGCCGTCACCCAAGTCACGACGTACGAGCGTGTCACCGTGATCGCGGATGTCCCGCCAGACGAGAATAGCACCGGTGGATCGGCGGGTGCTGGAACGCCAAGAGGGTACGCTGCGCTGGATGCCTTGATCCTGGCGAGGGAATTAACCTTAGGCGGCTCTGTCGGCGAGATCCAATAATACCGATCGAACGTGTCACCGACGACTGGCGAGCGGATGACGTCCGTGTCGGCATCGGCGAAGTCCATCCACGTCGAGCCGGCAAAAGTCAGGGGGTTGAGGTAGTCGTCAGGGATGCGGTAGCAGCGGGTTACTCCGGGGGTAACATCCCGAACAAGCGCCGGGGCGACGACGCCAACGAGGTCGCCGTTGTATGCCCAGGTGTTTTGCGCCAGCGCAGCAGCTTGGTCCGGCAGAAGACGGTCATCTACTGCCGGTACCATGCCCCCAAACGCGTTGACGCGAACCGCTACCAATTACTGACCAGTCCGATACTGCTCGAGGGTCTTGCGACCGGCACGCTGCTCTGCCTGGGTTTTCTGGCTCAGGACGACCGGGCCGCGGTGCTCGGGCTCGAGGGGGGCGTCGGTCACAACGATGCGACGAAGCGGCGCCTGCGCCGGCGGGGTTTCGGTGTTGGCGGAAGTCTCGTCAGTCATGTCTTCTCCTTACAAGGGGGCGCCCGGACGGGCGGTGTTTTTGCCTTCGAGTACGCCGACACGGCGCTCGATTTCGCGTTGATCTTTGGCCATCTGATCGATGCGCGCCGAGGTGAGTTCGATGCGATCCGACATCATCTTGGTGAGGTTGGCGACGCGCTCGTCGAGACGTGCGACGTTCGCGGACATGCTCCACATACCGATGATGCCTGCGGCGCACAGCGCTGCGACGATCGTAAAAGATACTTTGGCGAAGCTGATTTCCGACTCTTCGGCCATCACCAGCATCCGACGCGTTGGCCGGTGCGGTTATGCACTCGCACCTGCTTAACTGTTTCCGCCGTGTCCTTACTCGAGGAGTAAGTGATCGCGCGCCAAGGAGCGCACTGGGCCTTAGTGGTTGTCGCGGTCATAGGGGTCGTCGCGCAGCCGGCCAGCAGGAGCGTTGCCAATATCGCGCTCAGCGGCAGAGCGAGCGTTTTGGCCTTTGGCGGCGGCGGCGAGCTCGGCGGCATCCCATTTCGCTTGAATGTGCTTTTCACCGTCCGTAACCCCTCTGGCGTAGAACAAGGTCGCCGCCAGCACGATCGCAGCGCCCCACAGGCCCCACGTCTTGTTGATCGGAGAGAAATAGGCGAACGCCAGACAGGCGCCGATCGCGATCACTGCGGTGCTGTACCCCATGACCATCGGTAAAAGCCCGGCTGTCTGCACTTGTACCCATGACCACATCTAGTCCTCCCTCATGCACCAGCTACGTTCACCCCAAACAGGGTCATTGCGGCGGTTGACGAGGCCCTGGAGGCGTTTCCCGTTCGCCAGTACGTACTTGGTCATGGCATCGCACGCGGCTCGTACACGGCCAGCGTTGAGGTCTTTGGCAATGGACGTGCCACAGACGCGCGAGGGTCCAAGATTGATGGCAAACGAAATCAGCGCCGCCTGTCGATGCGCCGGCATCGACGTGAAATCATTCACGCACTTTTGGAGCGGCGCGGCGTATCTCGGGATCAGGCCAGCGATCAGCCTGTTGCATTCGGCCTCGGTGAACTTCTGGCCGAGCTTCAGGTCCGGGATGTCGTAATTCGTGATGCCACCGCAGACCGTGTAAACCTTGGGCGGATCAAACGGCAGGTGAACGACGGTATAATTCCGTCCTTCCCAGTGGTTGAACATCGCAACCGACAGCGCAATGGCGCCGGCCGACAATCCACCAATTGCTGCCCTACGCTTCGTGATCATGCGTCGGCCCCCGGCTGTTTGACGAGACGGGCGATGAGGATGGCGGACCACCCCACAATGTTCACGACGAAGTAGATCCAAGGATCGATCGTGTTGACCAGCGCGGCGAAGCCAATCATCGCGGCATTGAGGACACAGAAAAACACGCCAACCCGGATGCTCCAGAGGCGCTTAAATTCCGTCCACCAATTCTCGATCAGCGTGATTTTCATCGCCTCGTCCGTGTAAGCCTGCGAGCAGGCTTAACCGCTGGGGGTTACACCGTCGTCGCCTAGCGGCGGCGCACCGCAAAACTTTGTGGGAAGCGCCACGCCTGCACGCGCGCAGTGTTCAGCCGCGTAGCGTCGGACTTGGCGAGCGACTTCGTCTTTTGAAACTCGGCGAAGTGGTACTTCGCAAACGTCGCGTTCGTGTACGGCTTCGCTGGATGCGCCATCACTCGAGCAACGAGGCCGTGAACCAACCCATTCAGGTATTGGTCGACAACCCAGGCCGGGAATGCTGGCGGCGAATTGGCATCCGCTGGTTCGTCTGGCGAGTACGCAATGGTCGCCGAAACCGTGGACGCGACACTCGGCGCATACATCAGCTCGAGTTTTCCAGGCGTAGGCATCGTAGCCGGTACCGGGCGTTTATCGGCGTCGACGACACCCATGAGGCGCACCGGGAGGGCGTTAGCCGGTGGCGCGATGGTGTACTCGGTCGTTCCGGCAGTGAGCGCTACGTCAGACGCAACCTGCCACGCATTCGACGAACGGAAGAAGTCGTCGAACGTGTTGAACAGCTCAACGTACAACACCGTGTCGAGGACGCCTGGGAGATGGATTCGTGCGTTGTTGAGTAAACGCGAAACTGTGAGGCTCATGATGCTACGCCAATGTCACCAGTTGCGTCGTGAATTTGCCGATGAACGCCGCGGCACGATTATCCTGTGTATCTTCTTCGTCGCGGAGCTGAGCGTGGCCAACGATGAAATAGATGAACGCAACGCGGTACTGCTCATCCATCGTGAACACCGTAGTGTCGACCGCGGAAAAAGATGGAAGTGGTGAGACGTTCAGGAACAGATCCGGGCGAAGCCGGCGAGCAGTCAGGATGCCGAGATTCAACGCCGATACGAGATCATCGTCCGGATATCGATAAGGCGACGTCTGATCCTGAAGCAGCCTTCGGGCTTCAGTCACATAGTCCTGAACTGTTGCAAGAGCCGGCATTGGTTACTCCCGGAGGTAACTGGGCGGCCCCTCTTACAGGGCCGCCCATTTTACTTAGCCAGGAGTGACAACCGCCTGGACGAGAGCGGTGCTGTCGACGACCTTGTAGCCGTAGACCTGAAGACCGCGCATGACCGTGCCGAAGGTCATCTCGGAGCGCAGGGTTTCCATCTTCGTCATCTGAGACGCGAAGGTGAGGCCGTGCGCGTGGCCGGCGAAGATCGGATACTCACCCGCAGCCAGCCCGCCTGCGGTGCCGTTCGGCAGCAGGTTGGAGGTGTAGAGGGTGAAGCGATCGACCATGCCGATGCGACCATTGCGGAGCATCGAGGTGCCGTCGCCCGACAGATAGGCTTCGCGCAGCTCGGACTGCTTGATGAGCGTCGCTGCCCAGGTCGGCAGAACCACCCAGCGGCCCGTCTCCGGAATGTTCTGTTCGTCGAGCGCCTGGCCCATACGAAGCAGGACGTCGACAATTTCCACCTTGCCGGTGGCAGGGCTGCGCGCGACCACCGAGAGGGGGCCGGACGAAGTCACGCCGAGGTTGATGTTGCCCGAGATGGCGCCGGCGGTAGCACCCTTGTTCGCCGCGGCGGGCGCATTGAGGATGCCGTTCGACAACACGTCGGTGTCGATCTTGATCTTCATCTGCTCGGCAGCGTCGTCAGACCACATGCTGAGCAAGTTCAGATCGGACTGGATGTCCATGACGTCGTCAAGGATCGTGTTGAAGTACTTGCCCTTGTCGATCGTCAGATCGATGACGTTGCCGGACGGACGCTGCAAGTCGAGCAGACCGTCAGCGCGGTAATCGCTGATGGTGATGGTCGGCTTGGTCCGGATCTTGACCTTGTCGCCCTGGTTCTTGATCTCACCTTCGTAGTCGGTGTTCGAGATCGCCGCCAGAACGGTCGAGGCGTAGAACTTCTCGATCAGCTTGCCCGACCAGATCTCGGGAATATAGCCGGTCGCTTGAAGAGTGTTGGCGGTGCCGCCAGTCGGATAGAGCGGCGGGGTCGTACCAGACCCCGCAATGGGAAATGACATCGGGGATTGTCCCTGAAGAGAAGGTTACCTGATGCGCCCTTCCCGCTCCGCCTCGAAGATTTGAGCTTCGATACGGTTCTTCTCCGCGTCCCGACCACGGTACTTACCGGCGGCGGAATCCGCGTAGAATTTCGAGATTTGAGCGCGTGTGAAGGTTGGCTTTTCCGCAGGGGCTGAAGATGCCGCTGTCGTCCTGGCTCTGCCTGGTGCCGCGAAGGTTTCGAGCGGGATCTTGTTGGACTGATCGTCCGGAGCCGGCTCTGTGGTCGCGGGGACCGAGGCAGCCTCATCAGTGAGGAAGCCTTTGAAGAAGGCGAGCACTCGAGGAGTATCGTTCTGCTCGTACGCTGCCTTCAGCAATTGATGGCGTATAACACCAGAGTAAGAATCTGGCAAGGCCAACCATTGATGAAACTCTGGTGCAACATTTACGTCGCGCCAGTTCGGAATTTTTGAGTCGAGCGTCGACTCCAGATTACGTCGCGCTTGTGCAGCGCTCGTTGCTTGTGTGCCGTTCAGACGCGCTTCGAGCGAAGCAATCTGCTTCTTGAGCGCGGTCATCTCGGGCGTGATTTCTTCCTTCGCCTTCTTACCGACGACACCGAGAAATTCAGAGCCGTACTCGTTGACCTCGTCGGGCGTCAGCAGGCTCGCGGGTTGAAGCTCGGCAGGTGCCGGTTCTTCCGGACGTTGGAGGCTGGCGATCAACGACTCCATGTGCGAGATCTGATCGCTCATGGTACGAATATCGTTCTGTGCGCGATCAAATCGGCCGCGCATCGAATTGTATTTGTGCTCCCAATTGTCATTCGCTGGGGCCGGCGGTGGCTCGGGGTGATTACCCTCCGGAGTAACAACGTCCGGCGTAGGTTCGGGGGTCGGTTCCGGAGTAGGTTCGGGCGTCGGTGGCGCTTCTGGCTGAATGCCGTTGGCGGCATTGAACGCCTCGTTGGCGCGCTCTGCGGCGCGGCGCACGGCTGGAGGGATGACGTTCTGGTCGGTATTAGCTTGCACTTGACAGCTCCTTGTAGTGCCAGGGGCTAACGCGCCTGGGACCTTTGTGCCTGTTTTGCTTCAATCTTCCGCGCTTCGACGGAGCACTCGGCAAATAGCTTGCGGAGCGCTGCGCAGGCGCGGGCGCGACCTTGGTTGATGAGGAACGTGTCTGGTGGTGAGGCAATGCATTCTTCGCGTCGCGCCTCGACGTAGGCAGCGAACGAAGTCAGAAATTTTTCCCACTCCTGTGGGGCGCGATGCGACAACTCGGCAGCTGCGCGGATGAGCTCTACGTCGTTCAATACTTGATCTGGCTCATGGCCAGCACGGATGGCGCATTGAGGGCGCTTCCGCCGCTGGGCGTTACTTTCGCGTAGTTGTTGATCGATTGGTTGAACGCCTCGCCGGCGGTCAGCTGGTCGAGCGCATTACGGCTCGGGAGAAGCGGGCTGCTCCCCTTGCCCTTGTGGCGCGTGATGTTCGAATTGATCTTCTTCATGAAGTGAAGCGGGGAGCCGAAGCTCCCCTCCCCTTACGAGGTCTTGAGGATGCCGGCAGTGCGCAGCTTTGCCAGAAGCGCGTTGAAGTCGGTAACGATACCCGCTGCATCGGTCGCAGTGCTGTTGGCCTGCGCGACTGCGGGAGTTATGCCACCGACCTGGGACTGAAGTGCAATCAACACGCGCTCGACATCCTGTTTGTCGATTTTGGCGTTTGCCATCGTCTAGCTCCTATTACTTGCCGGTCACGCCGGGGCGCCGGGGATTGGCCGACTGCTTGCCGAACATCTTCCCGCGACCGCCCTTGGCAAACTTGCCACCGCTGCCCGACGTCTTGTGGGACGTGGTACCGGGGCTCTGCGTGCCGGCGTTCTGTTTGCCGAACATCTTGCCATTGCCGCCCTTGGCGAACGAAGCGCCGCGGCTCGACATCTGCTTACTCTTCGCCATGGGTTTTCTCCTTCATCTGGCGTTATCCGACACCGCCGGCGATTTGGGTCCGCGGACCCATATCCTTCGTCGTGCCCGGACCTGGTTGACCGCCCTGCGCCTGTGCGCCGGCTGCGGCCATAGCTTGCGCGGCCTGCTGTTCCTGCATGGCCTTGAGTTGATCGTCGCTCGGGACAACTTCCTCGCCGTCCATTCCGATGTTCTGCACGACCTGGCGGAGCACCGCGGCGCGACCCTTCGTCCCCAGGATCGGTGCGTCGATCGGGTTGGCGGTCGCCTGCAAGAACTCGAGCTGGCGAGAGCGTTCGGTTTCGCGTTGAACTGCGACATTCACGCCCATGACGCGGATCGACTCCTCGCCGGTGAGAATGCCAGTCGTGTCGGTCAGCATGATCATGTCGAACAAGCTCGACAGGAGCGGGTCGAACACGTCGCGATCGATATTCGCTGCTACCGTCTGGAGGATCTTGGATGCGTTGCCCATCAGCATCGCGAGGCCGGACGCAGTACGGCCGGCGCCGCCGGACGCGTTGCCCGACAAGTACTTCGGGATCGCGGACAGCTCGTCCGCCATATCATTGAAGCGTTGGTAGGCCGCGAGCAACTCAGCAGTGTTCGAGCTAGGCTGGAAGAAATCGATCGGCTTCTGTGAGCTGTTGGCCGCCATGGGGTCTGACGTCACGCGCCAGCGCTTCCACGGATACAGCTCCTCGCCATCCTCATCGGGCGACAGGCGATCGGTATTGACGACGACTTGCGGGCCGGACGCGATCGACAGGTTGTTCACAAGCGCGCGGAGCGTCGCATTCGCCACTTCCTGAATGTCGCTCAGAATGTCCGGAAGCCCGTTACCAACCGGAGTGCCGGGCACCTTCTCGAACGACGTAATGAAGTACGGATGGCGCTTGCGCGGGCTGGGCGAGAACTGCACCTTGATGATGTAGCGCCCGATCTTCCACGCCTGGACCATGTAATCCCGCATGGGGTCTGGGATCTGTTTCTCGTCCATGCCGTACTCGAGCAGCATCCGCCCTTGGACGTTGCCGTGGTATTCGATGCACGAAATCATGCCCGACCGGTTCATGGTCGGATTTTCGCGGCTCTCCTGATTGGCGCGTTCGGTGTCCGTAGTATCCCAGTCTTCGTTGATGCCACCGCGACCATACTCATCGAGTACAGCTCGGATGTTTTCTTGGTTATAGCCGGGAAGATCGAGGAGATCGTTCAGGTCGGCTCGAGTGATGCGCGTACGCTCGATGACAGCGGCGGCCTCGATGTCGGCGCATCCTGGCGTCCACCAAAGGTCAAATGGTGAGATGCGCTGCCAGAACAGGCGCGGCTTTTGCTGGATCGTCGGCCGTCCGCCGTTCCACACAACCGTCGGCACGACGCGCACGACCGGCCCCTTGATGCAGGCGAACGGGAATAACGGCAGGTCTACGAGAAACTCGGCGAGCGCCTTGTAGAAGCCACCTTCCGTCAGAAGCTCGTCGATTTTGTCTTCGGCGATCTTCGCCTGGTCGGAAGCGCGCTTCTTTGCCGCCTGGCGTGCGGCTTCCATGAGCTGGAACGTGCGATCGCGAATGGTCGTGGAGTCGATTTGCTGACCGGCGCCGGCGAGCGTCTGCGCCTCGACCCCAACAAGCTGGCTGATGCTGCTGATGATCTCGGGTGGAATATCCGGATCGTCCGATGGTGCGATGCCCCAAGGGCGATCGTTCGACAAGTACACGTCACGAAGCAACGAACTCGCGCCACGGCACTTCATCGCGATCAGGCGTGCGTAGACTTCCGATCCACCGAACCGCTTGATCTCCGTGAGTTTGGTCGCGTCGTACTGACCATTGAAGGCACGCAACGCAACGAGCAACCGTTCGGACCAACCCGACATTGCATTGTTGCGATGTTGCTTGAACGTCTCGAACTCGGTTTGGATGAACGAAGCCAAGCCCGTCAGCGTTTCTGTGCTGACCGCCTGTTCACTTGCTACCTTCGCTTCATCCTGCGCCTTAAGCGCAGCTTCGAGCTTGCCCGGCGGCACAACACGAAGAACACCGCGCGCGCCAATTGTGTCGACCATGCGCATTGATTAAGGTACAACGCACGCGTCATCAAACACTATGTAGTATCACAAAAGTAACATGGCCTCGTCCACAACGCTTACTCCAAGTAATAGCGACATCGATCTGGTGAAGCTCGCGCGAGAGATCGCGATGGACATCCAACCGATCGAAACTATTCTTGAGCAGTACGATATCAATCTCGAAACTTGGTCGAAGATAAAAGACAACCCGAAGTTTCGAGCCCTGCTGACCAGCGAAGTTGAAGCGTGGGGAGCTGCCCTCAACACATCGGAGCGCTTAAAACTAAAAGCGGCTGCGATGTTGGAGGAATGGCTACCGGAGCTGAACAACCGCCTCCATGATGGACAAGAAGCGCTACCAGCGAAGATCGAGGGCGCAAAGATGCTCACTCGTATCGCGGGAATAGGCGTCCCCGGCGTGGTGGAAGGCGGCGCGGGTGAACGCTTCACCGTGATGATCAACCTGGGTAATTCCGCGGCACCGATCGAAATCTCGAAACAGATCGCACCGAAAATTATCGAGGGCGAGGTAATTGGCGGCGACGAACAGGTCTGAGTACCATCGTCGCTGGCGAGAGAAGAATAAAGCCCACGTACAGCGGTACGAACGCGGGCGCCGGCGTCAACAGGCTGATAATAACCTTGTTCGGAAATACGGCATATCGCTCAAGCAGCGGGATGCGTTGCTGTCGGAGCAAGGTGGATGCGCTGGCTGCGGGACAACTAACTCCCGATGGTTCGTTGACCACAACCATGCCACTGGTAAAGTTCGCGGCGTCTTATGCTTCCACTGCAATATTGTGTTGGGGCACGCGCGCGATAACCCCACAACGCTTCGGCGCCTAGCTCGTTACCTTCGAAGTAACAATGAGACACACAGGATACCATCGCGACGTAGACGCGATGTATGTCAGACATCAACTTCACCGCGCCGCCGACCTGCGCGCGGTTCATGAGCTCCGCGGCCTTCGGCCGCCTCATCGCTGGACCAGTCGGATCTGGTAAGACCACAGCCTGCCTTTTCGAACTTTTCCGGCGGTCATGCGAGCAAGCGCCGGCGCCCGACGGGCTTCGCTACACGAGATTCGCCATCGTGCGACAGACGCTGAAGCAGCTCAAGGACACCGTCCTCAAGGACATAACGTCCTGGCTCGACGGCATCGCCGCCTACAAGGTCAGCGACAACACCGTCTACATCAACATCGGCGACGTGCGATCCGAATGGATTTTGATCCCACTCGACTCCCCTGAAGATCAGCGACGACTGCTCTCAATGCAGCTCACCGGCGCCTGGATGTCGGAAGCGATCGAGATGGACGTTGGGCTCGTCGACGCACTGTCTGGTCGTCTCGGCCGTTATCCGTCAGCGCAACTCGGCGGCGCATCATGGTTCGGTTTGATCGCCGATACGAATATGCCGTCTGAGGGTTCGGACTGGCACAAGTTCATGGATACGAACACGCCGAAGGACTGGCAAATTTTCATCCAGCCCGGCGGGCTCGAGCCCGAAGCCGAGAACCTTAACTGGCTGACACAAACTACCGAGACGCTCAAACTCCCCATCGACGATCCGAAGCGACTGGCACAGGGGCGCACCTATTACGAGCGCCTCGCCCGCGGTCACGGCGGCGACTGGGTGCGTCGCTACGTCCACGCGCAATACGGCGACGATCCATCCGGTACCGCGGTCTTCCGCGAGACGTTCAATCGCTCGTTCCACGTCGTCGAAGATCTCCTCCCCGTCTCCATGCAGCCGCTCATCATCGGCCAGGATTTCGGGCGCGACCCGTGCAGCGTGATCTGTCAGCTCGACCACAAGGGGCGGCTCCTGGTGTTGCAGGAGGTGGCAGCGGAAGACATCGGACTCGAGATGCACATCGAGAAGGCCCTGCGGCCTGTACTGATGCAGGCGCGTTATCTCGGGCGCCCCGTCGCCATGATCGGTGACCCGTCGGGTATTTCGAAGAGCTCGATCTACGAAGAGACGACGTTTGATGTTTTGAAGCGCCTTGGTTTTATGGCGTTTCCTGCCCCGACCAATGAGATCGACGCCAGATTACGCGCCGTCGACGCGTTTCTCTTGGGACAGCGTGATGGTGGACCGGCTATTCTCTTCGATCGCGATCGTTGCCCTACGCTCATCCGTGCGATGAATGGCGGCTACCGCTACGCCAAGACCCGCACCGGTGCGCGGAAGCCAGTCCCCGACAAGAACGAGTACTCGCACATTGCAGACGCTCTGCAATACGCTTGCCTGGCGGCACATGGCGGTATGGGGAGTATGGTAACGAACCGGCTGGTGCGCCGGCCGCGGAGCACGCGGGAGCGCTTCAGCCCGCGGGCTTGGACCTAGCTCGAGTTCAGGCTGACGGCGGATCAGGCTCGTCTTCGTCGTCACTGGCGCAATCTTCCTCGATTGCGCCCTTCATCAAGCGATGCGCCATGTAATGCGCGGCACCCATCGCCAGCGTCGTCGCCCGCCCATTGTCGAGCGTCGGCTCCCATGCGCCGTTGGCAGTGCCATCTCTTACCGCGGCAATGATGCAACACTCGAGCTCTCCGGCGCGTGCGTACGCAAGGTAGCGCTCGAGCAGCGCGACGATATCGCCGTCGGCTTCGCGCTTACGCTGTTCAAGCGTCACGCCAGGAAAGGCAACAACCTCCCCCATTACGCAGCCGCCAGCGCCCGATCGTCGATCCACTCCGCCACGTCTTTGGCGCGGTAGAACACACCCTTGCCCAGCTTCACTGGCTTTGGGCCGAAGTTTGTACTGCGCCACGTCGCAAGCGTGGTCAGCTTGACGTCGAGCATCGCCGCCAGCTCGTCTTCGGTGAGAAGACCGAACCGATTACGGAGTGAAGCGCTGTAGAGATTGTCGTTCATCATGACCTCGTTCTAGTGGTCAGATGAGTCCAAACCGAATCGCTGTCAAGTAAAAACACCAATAAAATCAGTATTTTACTTATAGGCTACGTACCAGTAACCTACACTCAACCGACGTCAAACCCTCGCACCACGCCACGATCGTCCAGGATGATGTTCAGACGGTTTTCGTTGAAGTCGGCGGTTATCGCTGACATCGGCGAAATTGTGCGAACTTCTAAGCCGGCAGTGGTGGAGACTTGTGTGACCAGCTTCTCGATCGCTCGCCATTCAAAATTACAGAGCGCGCTGAAGTCAGGCATGTCGTGTCCTCGTATGGTGCTTCTTGTACCGAAAACGGATCGTCGCGGTGCTTCTTGTACCGAATACAGATCATCGCGGTGTTTGGTTGCAGGAGTGGGGATCGAACCCACGATAGCGCGGTTATGAGCCGCGAGCCTTACCACTTGGCGATCCTGCGAAGAGTGTTTTAGTTCAGCTCGGTGTCACGAGGGTCGTATCCAGGCATTCGCCGAATAATTTCATCCACCCACGTTGCGTCGATGTGGAAGATCTCACCAAGCTCTTGCTGTGACACGCCGGCGGCGTGCAGCGATATGATCTGCACGCGGATGCGCTCGGGGACGTCGTCGACGCTCGCGTAGTCTTCATCGATCCAGGTGAAGAAGGGCGCTTTGGGTTTCTCGGGCATGACCCGAGGGTATCATGGTTTTATGGTCAGAGCGGCAGGAATCGAACCTGCGACCCCCTGCTCCCAAGGCAGGTGCTCTACCGGGCTGAGCTACGCTCTGTTGCTTAGGAATAATGGAGCCGGGTGAGAGATTCGAACTCCCGACCTGTGATTTACAAGATCACTGCTCTACCGCTGAGCTAAACCGGCACTGCTGTTCGTCGACCGTCTGATTATCCGCCATGTGATCCTCTGAATGGTGGGCCGGTGCGCAGCGTTAGGTTTTGGCTCCCCAGCCTTCACACCGGCCCAGTCTCGGCGGAGACAACCTCGGGAGAGGTGGGATGGTTTTATGGTGTGAGGGTTTCACCAGTGTCTCATTCGATTTGAACCCCAAAATATTTTTTGGATAAGCCTTTTTTCCTATTGCTATGATTTTGGTCATAGGATTAGTTTCCCGGAAATGACGGGAACATTACATGATCGTTTCAAGCGGATTTTCTACCCTGGGTATTTCCAGGGGCCCCAATCAAAGGGCCGGCGGGGGTGGCCACCCCCTGTCCAATGCCTCCCCCGGCCCACCCCTCCCCGCACCTTGGTTGTAGGACGGTAACCTCCTGAAGTTAGGGCGGTTTCCCCGGTCCTAGACTGAACCACCCGGCAAGCGAAGGGGCCGGACGAGGCAAGTGGTCGAACGCCTGACAAGCGCTCGACGAGTGGCCACCCCTGCTGCACACCATCCGACCGCGGGACCATTGCGTCCTTGCTTTGAGCTAGACGGGTCGGGGGCCGTAGAGGCTGTAATAGCGGTGTGCCGTCGGGGAATATATCCCCAACCGCGCCCATGCTGCGACGCATGACGGCAAGAAACGAGCCCTAGCGGGCCGGCGGCACAGGACGGCGAGAGCACGATCCGCTGGTGCAAACCATCGCACCAAACGATCCGAGGGCAGCCGATCCGCGAAACCATCAAATCATCTGGCCGTCGTTACTTGGCGAGGTAATCGCCTGGTAGCGGCGGCCGATGATTTGCTGTGATGGCTGAACCGTTTGAACGGACGGTTGTGCGGGCAAGGTACCGCCAGCCATCACACCAAATCATCAAATGATGCGAGGGTTACATGGCCAGCAACGGCGGAGCTATCACCAAGCTCCAAGACAAAGCCAAGCGCAACGCGATGGCGAAGCGCATGGGAACCATCAAACCAATTCTCACCCGCACCAAGACGCCTTTCGCCGATAAGGCCATGGCGTTCGCTGAACACAAGCGAGCGATCCATGGTCATATGGTGAATGGTGTTATGGTCGATGAGGGCGGGCGCAACCCGCCGCCTGCGATGACGTTCTGGGGCGATGGTTTACCTGATGAGGTAATCCCCGGCTCCAAGAATTGGTCGCATGTGAAGGCTGCGAAGACCAACGCTGAACGCGCCGCCGCGGACAAGCGCAATCCGATCAAGTCCGAGGTGCGCGACGGCTGGAAGCCGCAGTCCTACTCCATCAAACCGAACCGCAGTGAACGTCGCGCAGCAATCCGTGCGTCGATCGCCGCGGTGTAACTTTGGAGGGTAATGGTGTTCAACATCAAAACATCGAATGGTCGGATCATGCTTGGGTCCGATGTCGCGACCCATGGCGAAGCCGAGAAGTGGCTGGCCTATTACCTCGAAACATATCCTGCCGGGAAACCCTACCCGAACGGCAAGGGTGCGTATCCGGATTTCGGGTTCGAGATTGTGCGGAGGATCAAGTGAGCGCACTCATCACGCACGCCCGGAACCTATGCGCCTATCGCAAGGTCGGAGGGTTACATTTCATCCGCGTCGGCAGATTCGGGTGTTCGTTCTACGTGTCACGCCGGGGCTAAGTTACTTCAACGTTAGACGTGTAGTCGCTCTCCAGCATTTACACGGTGTCTTCCTATTATGGTCTATTATTTTCGGTGTCTGGAAAGTTGCGCCGAAGTTAAACGTATGGTCGCTCTCCAGCATTTACACGGCAGGAACCTATTACAATAATAGATGAGCACCCGAGTAGTCCAAAGTTCCGGTTACACGAGGGTTAGATGGTAGGCGGCAGCAGGGACTTATCTATCTATCTAATATTAATTTATATTATTTACACAAGACGGTAGGGGTTTTTCGGAGGTTACCCCAAAGTATCCGGAACCCGATCCATTACCGCAGGGCTATGTTTTAATTTCCATGTGTAATTAATACATTTTATCTAACCCTTTGACCATAAAACCATCAAACCATAACGCAACCCCACCTTCTATTATTCAAATCAGCTAACCTGTTGATCTGACTCAATTCTAATTACCACCAATAATAGGTGTAATAAATACCCGACGTGTAAACCCTGGGGAGCGACCACACGATTGACTTTCGTGTAATCAAATAAATGTCGCCCCGCCTATATCAATTCGACCCTCGTGATACCTCCGAAATGTAGCACCGGATTCACGGCAATTGTGCCGTTACTCCGGAGGTTATCTCGTGGTTACGCCTACCGACTACTTCCCATGCCAACATTGCAACCGCAAAGCACAGGCGGCGCATGTCGTGCCGCACGCCTTCAAGGTGCAGGTGTTCTATCAATGCCGCGCGCCGGCAGGCTGCGGTTGTTTCTTTCAAGTACTCTATGTCGAGGGGCAAGCGCCGATCGTCGTAGCCGAGTCGCCGCGCGCTCCGAAGGGACCGCCGGTCGAGGGGCGTGGCGATACCGATGCCGACCGTGCCGCGGGCAAGCTGCGCATGGGCTGCCCCGATTGCGGGCGCTATGGTGCGATCAAGATGACTTATCCGGAGCGCTATGATGGGAAATGGCGCCGGCACAAGTGCGATGCGCACGGGTACTACTACACGCAAAACGACGATGGCGAGGTGACGGTGCATCGCAAGATGAAATCGCTGCTCGCTGTTGAGGTGTAACCCAGGAGGTAACGATGAAAGAAGCTGTTGCGTTCCGCACGTACGACGAGACTGGACGGGAGTTCTCCAAGGCGATTGTGCCCATGCCGGCTGAAGTCGCCGAGCGCGTCGAGCGCGCGCTGGTTGGTCACGTCGGCATCGAGGCCATACCGTGTCGTCGTCAGTTCGACGTGTTCGGCAAATCGTTTTGGGTGGATGCATCGGCACCGGACGCGTAGCGCACTCATGCCGCCAAACAACCATAAGGATCTCACCATCGCGTGCGCTGGGTTACTCGGAGGTAACGAGTACACGGTTGAGCGCACCAGGGGCGTCCAAGTCCATGACGAGGAATTAATTATCATCGAGGAGCAGTTTTATTGCTTCGCCGGAGAGAGGCCGCGTTGGCGCGCGCCATTCCGCCGGTCGCGTTACATGGCGGCGAAAGAGTTTCTGGAGCGCAACGGATATGCCGTGCGCAATGGCGTGCTGAAGAAGTTACCCCGGAGGTAGTCATGTAGAACACGGCAACGCGGTGCGCGTTTCCATTCGACCATAGCACCCTCAGATCTGGTGCAGCCTTCTCTGCCGGTCCCGAGGCCCAAGGGCCGACCGACCATAAAACCATCGGACGAACTCCGCTTCTACCCGACGAAGTAAAACCCGGAGCGCGGTGCGGCTCTTCGCACCATCTCAGCAGCCGGACCAAGGCGTGCCCCGACCAGCGGCGGGTATCCGCTGGTGCATTTCCCGACGCGCACTCACGCGCCACCCCACCACCACTGGAGCACACCATGAAGCGCACAGCTGCACAGCTGCGGTGCATCGAGTCCTATTGTGAAGCTCGTGCCCGCGCCGCCGTTACCACCGCCATGTTCAACCGCTGGGCCGATCTCGCGGGCGTCGCGATTTACGAATGGGGCGTTGTCGTCTCGCACTTCCGTCACTTCGCGAGGTAACTGAAAATATTTTCGGTCGAGGGTCCGATTGCGACACTCACGTAACCCTCAAACGTAACCTACCCCAAATCCATCGAAAGGATGACCATGACTCAGTTCTCACAGTCCACGTCGCTGGTCCATTCCGGTACCAACGACACACGGTTGAATGATTTTATGTCGCAGGTCCGCGAGTTCGGCCGCGACAGCGCCAGTGGCAAGGATGCCCTACCGAAGTTGGCGCACGCTGTTGTTCGTGCCGTGTGTGATGGCGTGGTCGATACCGCCAAGGATGCCGACGGCAACGACGCCGCGGCGCGCATCTTCACCGAATACGTGAAGTCCGAGGGCAAGAAGGCCGTCCACGAGCGCACCGGCAACGGGCTCAAGGCGAACATCTCGAAACTGCGCCAGATCGTTAACTTCGCGGGTAACCCGAAGTGGGATGCGGTGGACGTGATGAACCGGGCGTTCGCTTGTCGGCAGGACTTGGTCGAGCACGATATCGACCCGAAGCCCGCCTACGCCAGCTATGTCGATCTCGCCCGCGAGCAGCTCAAGCAGGATGACGCGCTCACCGATGAGCAGATCGCCGCCGTCATGATGAAGACGACGAAGGAGCGGGAAGTTACCCTGCAAGGTGAGCTGGAGAAGATGAAGAAGAAGGTCGAGGGCTTCATCACCGGCGAAGACAAGAACGGCATCAAGGACCAGTCGCCCGAACTGATCCAGATCCAGGAGCTGCTGGGCCAGAAGCTGGCGGCGCTCATGATCTCCGAACAAGAAGCCGAGGATGCGAGACTGCAAGGTGAGCTGGACGCTCGCCGTGCCGCCCGCGATCAGGCGGCACATACGATCGAGGGTTCGCTCGCCGCATAACCCCTAAGGGTAATACCGAACGGCGGCTGATACTTCCTCCCGTCAGCCGCCCAGCTACGGGGATAGCGTGACACGCGCAACTTATACCGTAGAGCGGATGGTGGCCAGTAACCACGCGATCCGCACCGTTTCTGGAGAGTAGCTCAACTGGATCAGAGCAGCCGCCTTCTAAGCGGCAGGTTGCGGGTTCGAGCCCCGCCTCTCCCACCACGATCCGCGCACTCATCAAACCATAAAACCATAAGGACCGCGCCTATGTCTCAACGTCTCGGAATCAATCGCTGGATCCAGCAGCGTCTCATCTCCGGATGCCGTGTCGCTTTCGATCGCCGCCGCACCCATGAGGTGGACGACACGCGCGACCCGGTGAACCGCAAGCAGCTCGAACGCACGCAACGCCGCAATCTCTGGCGGATTCGCCAGCGCAGCAAAGAGCACAAGCAAGCGGCGTAACCCGTAAAGTAACACCAATTACCCGGCGGGCCCCTCCCCCATACCTCGCCGGGTAATGCTGTGTAATTCGTCTCCACGTTGCACACAGAGCCGGTGGAATGGCTTTAGTCCTTTCACATTCGCGACCGGCACCATTCGACCATCGCACCATAGGAGCATGATGTGAGCGGGTTCTTCTCTCTGATGTGGTTGTGCCTGGTGATTTTGATGATCTTCCCACGCTTCACCGGCACCGCCGCGCGTAGCATTCGCGATCGCTTCGTGGCTGGCTGGAACGACGAGGACTAATGATCACACTCGCCGCCGCATCGCTGGCCGTGTTTGAGCTCGTCGCCTTCATGCGCCTCGTGCTGCGGTACTCCGACGGCTCGATGGAAGAGTTTCTCACCAAAGCGCCCATCGAGGACGTGTTCCGCGCCAACGCTCACGCGCACTCATTTTTGCTGTTGCTGGGC